CATGGACTGCCAAAGGTGATGATGTCCACAGGCGGCAGCTTTGCACCATGCAGTCCGCTGATATTGCCGAAGTGTTGTACCTGCGGCAGCCGTTTTTCTGTCACACGAATGGCAAACGGTTCAATTTCAGAAGACCAGACAGGCACAATGCCTGCCAGCAGTCCGGCAAGCGGAAAACCGCCGCTGCCGTCAAAGAGGCTGCCAAGGGTGAGGTTACGCATCTGACACCTCTACTTCCGAATATTCCATTCGCTTCCCATCCCGAATCAAATACACATCATCGGAATTTCCGTCATGGAGTTTTGTGTACCTTTCAACAGCTACATCAACAAACTTCGGTTCCAGTTCCACACCGAAGCACACACGATTTAGCTGCTCACAGGCAATCAATGTAGAAGCACTTCCCAGAAATCCATCCAGCACCATTCCGTTTGTCTGTGTACACTGGGAAATCAGATAGGCGATCAGCGGCACCGGTTTACTGGATGGATGTCCGCAGCCGTCCTCTTTGCTGTTTTTAATGCGGTCAAATTCAAATACCGTTTTCTGTTTCTGGTCACCATACCAGATATGCTTTCCGTCTTTTCTCCAGCCCCAGATAATCGGTTCATGGATATACTTCCAGTCAGTTCGGGTGAGAACAAGGCGGTCTTTCTTCCAGACAAGTCCTGCACCGACCTTGAAGCCTGCATCTTCATAAGCATCATGAAATACACGTGCCTTGGAGGTGGCATAAAACACATAAATGCTTGCATCCTTCGCCATGGCATCTTTGAATCTCTCAAATGCAGATTTTAGAAACGCATATCCTTTTTCATCATCAAGGTCATCATTCTTGATTTTGCCTGACGTGCTTTCCAGATTGACAAGATACGGCGGATCTGTGCAAACAAGATTTACTTTTGTGTCTCCAAGAAGTGCTGTATAGGTTTCCGGCAAAGTGGAATCACCGCAGATGACAGTATGTTTTCCAAGATGCCAGATGTCGCCGAGTTTCGATTTGCAGGGCTTTTCCAGTTCTGCGTCTACATCAAAATCATCCTGTTTTGCTTCATCACTGTTAATGTCGAAAAGGTCAGCAATTTCAGATTCATCGAAACCAGTCAAACCAAGGTCAAATCCGAGATTCTGCAATTCTTCCATCTCAACAGCAAGCAGTTCATCATCCCAACCAGCATCTAACGCCATCCGGTTGTCAGCAAGAATGTACGCTTTCTTCTGTGCTTCCGTCAGATGGTCGGCATACACACAGGGTACTTCTGTAATGCCTTCTTCCTTTGCCGCCATGATGCGTCCATGTCCAGCCAGCACATTGTATTCCCGGTCGATAATCACCGGATTCACAAAACCAAACTCACGCAAAGAAGAGCGAAGTTTCAGGATCTGTTCCTTGTTGTGGGTTCTGGCGTTATTTGCATAAGGCACTAACTTGTTGATGTCAACAAGCTGAAATTCTGTGGTCGTTGTCATCTGTGATTCCTCCTCTGCTGAATTCTGAGCATACCTCTTCGGGCGGCATCCATATTGCCTTTGACAGCCTGTCCTTTGATTGTGCGATATTGCTGTTTGGTCATGTTATTTCTCTGCTGTTTCAGTTCTCTCCAAAAACTATTATCTGCTTTCATAAAAACTCACTTTCTGCTTCTCAGCAATTTTTCCATCATATCTTCCTGCGGATTGCCCTGAAATTCCACAGAACAATTTTCACGGACTATCTGAAAAATCTGATTCCAGATTTGGTTTGCCTGTTTCATGTAATTCTGTGACATCGCTACATAGGGAGAGGCAATTGCCGCACCGGTTGTAGGATGTTTGGAAATATATCCGTACTTGGTGACGATCTGCTCACAGTGAATCCAACGGGAAATACTCATGGCATACTGTTCCACAAGCTGACGGCTGACGATTTTCTCACAGGAGCGTTCTTTCAGCCACTCATATGTTTCCGTATACACTTCATCTGCAAGGAGTTTTGTGCCGTCACGCTGTAATTCTTTCATGAAATCTCTGACAGGCGGTGTTTCAGCGGATTCTATATCCGCAGGCTGCATCATAACTTCCGCCGATTTTCCCTCAGCAATTTTCTCCGTGAGTGCCTTTCTTGGTCTTCCTGCACCCGGTCTTGCACCGCCTCGGTTTGTACCGTCTTTCGCCATGATGCCATCACCTCCGAAAAATCAAAGAAATTCAAACAAAAATGTTAAATCGGGCATGAAAAATGCCGACTGCAAAAGTCGGCAAAGTTAGATGTTATCGGTATTTTTCAATATTTATATCTCTGAGGGGGCAATAGGGTGTTTGAATACCCGTTTTTGTGCGTGAGAGGGAACGCCGGTCTGTAAAAAATTCACAATTAGTGATTTCGATACCCCCACCGGCGGTCCTATTTAATTGAATTGCGTTTTTTGTCGAATAGTGATATAATTAAGAAAAACACTATGGGGGCATATTTATGGCTGATGTAATTGACACAATTAATCCTGGATGGGTCACTAATAAAAAAGGAATTCATTTCAGCGATAATTTTCAAAGGATTATAGAGTTTTACTTATTTTCAACGCCATGTGATTTAACAAGTTCTTCATCACATGGAATGTCTGGTCGCAATTGGGGTGCTAAACCTTGGAGTAAAACCAAACTTAGATCGTATCTTCTTCATATCGGAGGATTTACTGTAGGGCAGAATTACTGCAAGGCAACTAAAGGCTCTAAAAAGAATGGAACACAATCAAACATGAGTGATAAACTAGCTGTTTGTCAATTGAATGGTGTTTTCCAATCATTGCGAGACAACCGCATTGTGTTTTTGTCCAGTGATAAATATGCTGAGTTCATTGATGTGTTCTATTACATTCGTTGTTCCTTTGCACACGGAAGATTTATTGTAAGTGAGGGTAAAGATGAACCCGTATACATCATGGAATCCGCCATCATGCCAAAAAATAAAAAAGAAACAGAATGCAAAATTACTGCAAGAATGGTTATTAAAGAATCGACCTTAATTAAATGGGCGGATGTTATAGATAGCGGTCGTAGTGCATTGGAAACTTTCAAAGCATCCGAAGAACAACAGATTAAAGATGAAATCATTGATCTTATTTTTGATGGTCAGCACTTATGCCAAAAACAAATAATTAAGCAACTTTACCCATCCCATTCCTCTGTCTTTACAAAAAAAGATATCAAAGATGCTTTTGATTCACTAAAAAAAGAAGAACGCATTGTATTTTCAAAAAAACAAGGAGTCTGGGTTATCAACGATTAGTATTCGTAATTAGGTCTGTTGTCTTCCGTCCATGTCTTGCGGTCGTGGCAGGGCTTGCATAACGCCTGCCAGTTGCTTTCATCCCACATCAGATGCGGATCACCACGGTGAGGAATGACATGGTCGACCACAGTCGCTGCCGTGAACCGTCCCTGTGCTTTGCACCTCACACACAAAGGATGCCGGTGGAGATACGCTTTGCTGAGTCTCTGCCACCTGCTGCCGTATCCACGCTTGGCGGCAGACGGTCGGTCTGGGTGCAAGGGCTGATGCTCTGCACAGTACAAGCCGTCTGTCAGATTGGGACAGCCGGGGTACTTACATGGTTTCAGTGCCTTCCTCGGCATAAGATTCACCTCCGGATACAACGAAAGCCCATGCGGAACACCACAGGGCTTTCGGTCAGTTTTCTATGATATTATTATATCATGCTTATTCAGCAATTTCGTCCATCAAATTACCTCATGCCTTTCCGTACAAAAGCAAAGCAAGATGCTGCACTGCACGATTTTTCTTATTGTAAGCTGTAGAACGTTCGATATGCAGGTGCTCACAGATATTGTAAACAGCATCAATCTGTTTTTCTTCTTCTCCTCCATAGAACTGTTCCAGCACATACCGTTCATCCTCCGACAGGCTGTCCCATGCGGGTTGAAACCATTCCATGTATTCCTTTGCCTGACGATACCGTTCCCGCAGCACATCGATTTCGTCAATGGCAGCGATGATTCTCATTTCGCCGGACTGCGGGTTCGGACTGCCGCCCGGCATATCTGTAAATGCCGGACTGCCAAGGGTGGTGGTGTCTTCATGCACCTGTGCGATTTCTTCGTCTGTGTGTGCAAGGATGTAAGCCATGCTGCTGTAATCCTTCAGTGCGTTCACAGCGGCACTCCGTTTGTCTAAGTACTGCCAAATGATATTCATCTGCTACCTCCAAGTTCTGCCTTGACGGCTTGCATCAAAGCGGTCTGGGTTTGTTCTTTCCGGGTCAGGGCTTTCAGGATACGTTCGTCAATCGTACCCTTGGTGATGAGATGTTGAATGACAACCGTTTCGGACTGTTGCCCCTGCCGCCACAGTCTGGCGTTGGTCTGCTGGTAGAGTTCTAAACTCCATGTTAGCCCGAACCAAATCAGGTGAGAACCGCCTGCCTGTAAGTTCAAGCCATGACCAGCAGCGGCTGGGTGCAGCAGACCAACTTGCAGCTTTCCGGCGTTCCAGTTCTGGATACTGTCGGAGGACTGGATTTCCTGATAGGAAACCTTCAGCTTTCGCAATCGCTCTTGAATCCGCTCCAAATCATGCTTGAACCAGTACGCCACCAGAACGGGTTTTCCGTTGGCTGCCTCTATCAAGTCTTCCAGTGCATCCAGCTTTCGGTTGTGAATGGGAATCACCGCTCCGGTATCGTCATACACTGCACCATTCGCCAGCTGGGAAAGTTTATTGGATAGACTTGCAGCGTTGGCGGCGGTAATCTCAGTGTCCTGCATCTCCAGAATCAGTTCAGACTTGAACCGCTTGTAGGTTTCTTGCTCCGTGTCGGACAGCTGCACGGGATATTTGTTGAAAAGTAATTCCGGCATGTGCAGGTGGTCGAGGGCTTTCATCGAAACGGTGATGTCAGCGATTTTCTCATAAATCTGCCGCTCTGCATCGGGCAGGGGCTTGTAGGAATACACGAGATAGCCGTTCTGCTTGTCGGGCTTGAAGTAGGCATTCCGGTACTGCCCGATGAATCTGCCGAGCCGCTGCCCCATATCCAGAAGACGAAACTCTGCCCATAAATCCATTAAGCCGTTGCTGGCAGGCGTTCCGGTCAGCCCGACGATTCTTTTCACCTTTGGTCGAACTTTCATCAGTGCCTTGAAGCGTTTGCTCTGATGGCTCTTAAAGCTGGAGAGTTCATCAATCACCACCATGTCATAATCGAACTTCGTGTTGTTGACGAGCCAGCCGATGTTTTCCCGGTTGATGATGTAGAGGTCTGCAGGAGCGTTCAAGGCGGCAAGGCGTTCTTCCTCTGTGCCGACCGCTACGCTGTATCGCAAATCCTTGAGGTGCTCCCACTTTTCAATCTCCGCCGCCCACGTATCCCGTGCAACTCGCAACGGTGCAATAATCAAAACTTTTCTGACCGCAAACAGGTCAAACATTAAATTGTGGATTGCAGTCAGGGTTGTAATCGTCTTACCAAGTCCCATATCCAGAAAGAGTGCTGCGATTGGATGTTCCTCAATGAATCGAACAGCATATTTCTGATAATCATGCAGTTCCATCGCTTTTCACCTCCAAGATGATTTTTTCGATGTCCTCACAAGCATCCAAGACGTAAACCAGAAAACCCAATCGCCTCAGAAGTTTATGCCGGGAAAGTTGAAGCGGTCTGGGTTTCTCTCCGGGTGCTTTCACTTCCACAAATGCAATTCTACCGCCGGGCATCAATACGATGCGGTCTGGAACGCCTGCCGTTCCGGGAGACGTGAATTTCCAGCATACACCGCCATTTTGCTTTACTGCCTTTGTGAGTTTTTCTTCAATTATTTTTTCTCGCATGGGAGTACATACACACTTTCACCATGTTTCATAGCTTCAGTTATTTCATCAAGAACCCTTGGGACATCATCTATTTTGGCAAGAGTTCTTTTTTTCCGATCGGTCATAATCACAAGATTTTCAGGATGTAATGTGTCCTGATAGAGTGCATCAAATTTTTCAAGGTTAACCAAAAGATTATTTTTCTTGATCCACATAATGTTTCCTCCTAAAAATTACGCAATATGGGAATTGTGCCGCTCGTAGCCGGTCATTTACAAACCTTATATATAGAAGAAATTTTTACTTTTTTTCTCGCCTGCGTAAAGACTGTATATGACCGGCTTACACCGGCACACTCCCGATTTTTGGGGCTTTTTTCGTATTTTTGTGCCGGTCAAGTTAGTCGAGGATGCCATAAGTCAATTGAATTCCAATGATGTATTTACCATCCCTCATCTTTTTTCTCTTGTATCCTGCCTGTTCCAGAGCCGCATAAAAATCAGAGGTACTGCGGATGTATTCACCATTTTCAATGCAGTATTCTCTGTAGTTGTTGTAAAGTTCACCGGATTTCTCCTGATAGCTCTTATTCACGATACAGCATTCATTGATGAAATTTCCAAGCCAGTCATTGCCTTCCCGATAAGAGCCAATTGCATCAAGGACACACTGCGGTCTGGCAATCTGATAGTTCGCTGCGATGACTTTTCTTGCACCCTCAATCAGCCAGGAAAGCACCGCACCACCTGCGTTATCGACCAAATGCTGCGTGTAGTTTTTGATGTCCTTAGAACCTTGAATTTTTGCGTGAAATGGAATGACAATCAATCTCCGCCATGTGCCATCATCCGATGCACCGACCTTTGGAAGATGATTGGTATACAGCACCAAAGTGTGAGAGGGTTCAAAGTGGAATGGTGCTTTGAATTTCTTCTCGGCAAAAATCGGGTCTGTGGAACAAAGCTGCTTCACCACGCTGGTGTTCAGCCGCATCCCTTCTTGCAATTCTGCCGCAATAATCATCCGTTTTCCTTTCAGTTCCGCCATCTCCGGCTTCACGTTTCTCTTGCAATTGACAGTCAGGGCATCTGCTGAAATGTTTCCGCTGTAACTTCCCAGAACCTTGTAAATGACATTCCAGAACGTTGATTTTCCGTTTCGTCCGTCACCGTAGACAATGATCATCGCCTCCAAGTACACCTTACCCACAATACAAAGTCCGCAAATCATCTGCACATAGTCAATTAGACTTTGATCCCCACAGAAGAACAGCTGTAAGGCATCCTCCCACAAATCCTTACCAGCATCACTTGGAACAACCGCCGTCACTTTCGTTAAGAGGTCGGCAGGATCTGTAGGCTTCCAGCCATTCAATCCGTCAGGCAGATAATACGTGCCTCCGGGAGTATTTAAGAGCATTGGATTGCTGTCGAGGGCTTC